AACATACTTTTATAGGTAGAGATACTGTTTGTATTACAAGAGGTGGCGCACTAGAAGACGAAGCTGGGTTATCCCTAATATCAGCATTTCAAAACTCACAAGCATTTATGTTAAACACTAGAGCAGCAATGCTTACGTGTGATAATAAATTAACATCAGCATTATTATTTGAGAAGTTTGGTATACCTACACCAAGAACAGCTTTTGTATCAAATGAAAAAAATATAAAAACAGGTTTAGATATGATTGGTGGTAAGTTTCCAATCATTATGAAAACACTAACAGGAACTCAAGGTGTTGGTGTAATTAAGATAGAAAGTTATGAAGGTTTGATGGCGACAGTACAAGCAATGTGGAAGTTAAACGCAGAAGTTTTAATACAAGAATATATGGAATGTGATTTTGATGTAAGAACTTTTGTTGTAGATAATAAGATATTTGCTAGTACAAAAAGAACTCATAGTAGTTATGACTTCAGATCAAACACACATAGAGGTGCTGAAGCAGAACCTTACAAGTTAAGTGAAGAAGAAATAGAACTCGTTTTAAAGACCGCTAGAGTGTCCAGAGCGTATATGTGTGGCGTAGATCACATTGTTTACAAGGGTAAACCTTACATTTTAGAAATTAATGGTAGTCCAGGATCAGGTGCTGATTACGAAGGCTATCAATACAAAGATTACTATTCTGATCCAGAACCATCTGGTAGAATAGACGGTGAAACAATGATGTCTTATGTAGTAGATTGGGTATCAGATAGAACGCATTGGGATAGACAATCACTTATAGAATGTGGTTGGTTAGAAACTATTGATTTAGATGAGATAGGTAAAGTAAGAGTTAAGTTTGATACAGGTAATGGATCAGCTGCTTGTGCTTTACACGCAGATGAAATTTTAGAATCAAAAGGTAAAATAGTAAAATGGAAGTATGATGGTAAAGTTTATACTAAACCAAAACACGGTACAAGTGAAGTATTCAGATCAAATGCTACTAATGATCCATCAGAAATAAGACCAACGATATTAATGGATTTAACCTTTAATGGTTTTACTTACAAAGATGTTGAAATAGGTTTAGACCAAAGACCAAGATCAGGTTCTGATCTATTGGTAAATAGAGATTTAATGCGACAAATGAATATTAGTGTCAATCCTAATAGAACATTTGTATTAAGTAAACGATTAAGACCGATTGATAAAAAAGGCAAACAAGATAAAGTTGGCTTTGAAAAATAACATTGACATTTAAGTCAATGTGTGTTATATTATAAACAATTAAGGAGTTATTATGTCAGATGTGAAAATATTAAGATTATCAACAGGCGAAGATGTTATCGCTAAAGTTTCTCAAAATTTAGAAACAAATACAATTACACTTAAACAACCTTTTGTGATTATACCTCATCAACAAGGTCCAGGAAAACCTGTACAATTAATGATGACTTTATATAGTCCGTATTCAAAAGACAATACAGTTGATATAAAAGAAGCAAATGTTATTTCTACAGTAGAACCTAAAGAAGAAATACTTGCATCGTATCAACAAAATACAAGTAGTATTTTAACACAACCAGGTCTAATTACAGAATCTAAATTACCACAGATTTAATGATTACCATAAACTTTAAACGAGGACAGGAAACAATTCCAGTCCAAGTTGACGAGGGTAGAACTATTATGGAGGCGGCCAGAGATTATGGCAACTTACCAGAAGTCCCTGGCGATTGTGGTGGTTGTTGTGCTTGTGCCACGTGTCATATCAAAGTAGATGAAACTTGGATTGATAAAATAGGGAAAGTAAATGAAAGCTCATTTGAAGGAAGCCTAATTGAATATGAAAAAGGTTACGATCCAAATATGAGTAGATTGGGTTGTCAAATTCAATTAAATAAAGAACACGATGGTTTAGTCGTGCATTTACTTGACAATCATAAAATTTAGTGTTATAATAAATTATGAATTTTTATAAAAATGTTATTGAACATAGAGGTAAGTTATTAGTACGTGGTATCCACGAGGGAAAAGAATACAAAGAAAAAATTGATTACAACCCAACACTTTATGCTATAACACAAGAAGAAACAGAATTTAAAACATTAAAAGGTCAATATCTTAAACCAATTACATTTGGTAGTATCTCAAAAGCAAGAGAGTTTAAAAAATCATATAACACAGATAACTCACCTCTATATGGTATGGACCGTTATCAATATCAATATATTGCTGATCAATTTTCAAATGATATGCAATTTTCAAAAGAGTTTATAAAGATATTTACTGTCGATATAGAATGTAGTGCGGAAAATGGTTTTCCTGATGTAGAAAACCCAACAGAAGAACTACTTGCAATCACAGTTAAAAATCAAACTAATAAACAAATTATTACTTGGGGTACAGGTGAGTTTAAAACAGATAGAACAGATGTAACTTATATAAGATGTAAGTCAGAAAAATCTTTGATTATGGAGTTTATGAAGTTTTGGATTAAGAACTATCCTGATATTATCACAGGTTGGAATACAAAGTTTTTTGACATACCTTATTTGATGAATAGAATATGTCATATCGTAGATGAAAAAGTTATTAAAAGATTTTCACCTTGGAATTTAGTTGAAAGAGAATCAATTGTAGTAAGAGGTCGGCCACAAACCCACTATAATATTTTTGGTATTGTAATGTTAGATTACTTGGACTTATACAAAAAGTTTATTCCAACAAGACAAGAAAGTTATAAACTAGATTACATTGGTAAAGTAGAACTTGGTAAAGGTAAAGACGAAATGCCTTACGATACTTTTAGAGAATGGTATACAAAAGACTTTCAATCATTTATAGACTATAACATACAAGACGTTGAGATTGTTGATGGTTTAGAAGATAAACTAAAACTAATTGAACTTGTATTAACTATGGCGTATGAAGCAAAAGTTAATTATAATGATGTATTTTCGCAAGTAAGAATGTGGGATATGTTAATTTACAATTACTTAAAAAAAGAAAATATAATGATTCCTCCTAAGGAAGATAACGTCAAGGAAGACAAGTATGACGGCGCTTATGTTAAAGACCCTATTACAGGTATGCATAAATGGATAGTATCATTTGACATTAACTCTCTATATCCTCATCTAATTATGCAGTATAACATTTCGCCAGAAAAAATCATTGGCGTTAAACCATCAGGCGTTTCAGTTGATAAGTTGTTAAAACATGCGACACCATTAACACACTTAAAAACTGAAGGCGCTTGTATTACACCAAATGGTGCTATGTTTAAAACAGATAGTCCAGGTTTCTTACCTAGACTTATGGAAAATATGTATAATGATAGGGTTAAGTTTAAGACACTAGCATTTCAAGCAAAGAAAGAATATCAAAAAACAAAAGACCCAAAGACAGCAAAAGAAATATCTCGTTGTCATAATATACAATGGGCAAAAAAGATTGCGTTAAACTCTGCTTATGGTGCGATAGGTAATCAATATTTTAGATACTATGATGTAAGACAAGCAACTGCTATCACTTCATCTGGTCAATTTGTAATTAGATTTATTGAAAAAAATGTAAATGAATATATGAATAGAATATTAAAGACACACGATAAGGTAGATTATATTGTTGCATCAGATACAGATTCAATTTATCTTACATTAGATAAACTAGTTGAGGCGACTTGTAAAGATAAATCAAAAGCAGATACACTAAAGTTTCTAAACAAAGTTGTTAGTAGTAGAATAGAACCATTTATAGATAAGTGTTTCGCAGAACTTGCTGACTATACAAATGCCATTGAAAATAAAATGGTTATGAAACGAGAAGTTATTGCTGACAAAGGTATATGGACAGCGAAAAAAAGATATATGTTAAATGTATTAGATGAAGAAGGTATTACATTTGAAGAACCTAAACTAAAGATTATGGGTATTGAAGCTGTGAAATCATCAACACCTGAAGTTTGTCGTGGTAAAATTAAAGAGGCTATTAATTTGATTATGACAAAAGATGAAGATGCACTACAAACATTTGTATCTAAATTTAAAGATGAGTTTTATAATATGTCAGCAGAACAAATATCTTTTCCAAGGTCTTGTAATAACTTGGCTAAATACAAACACGGTAATGATATTTTTATTAAAGGTACACCAATACACGTGAAAGGTGCTTTAATTTATAATCATCAAATAAAAGAAT